AAGCCGACAGGGTGCAAACCTTGTCGGCTTTTTGTGTTCTATTCCATCAAGCAGCACACCACCACGCCACACACATCAAGCAGCCACCGACCGCACCTCGACACCTCGCCCCCTCCTGGGGTGCCGTCCGCATATTGTTAAGCCGCGCCTACACGGGTACAGCGCAAGGCTCCTCAGTGCGGCGGTTGCTCGCCTCTGCGAATCGAGGTTTTGGGGAAAGAAGTCAAAAAGCGATTGCTCTAACAATCAATTGTTTAAGTTCTCCTGTCGGGCTGTGTCAAACAAGGGTATGAACTATGTAATACATTTATTATCAACCATTTATAGGAGCAAAACAATAATTCATACACCGTACAAATGCTATATTTTTGCTAATTTCCGCCAAAAATTCCACACAAAAAGTGTGTATTTTGCAAAAGAATACATTAAAACAATACAAAGATATTAGATTTATGGAAATATATTTGGTAAAACAATAAAAAAGTATTAACTTTGCACGCAAATAATACAAAAAGATAATAGTTATGAATATTGTACTTGACGTGTTGCGTTATCTTAACGAACATAATATCACCCTTGTTAAAGCTGCCGAAGCTACAGGTGTGGCACAGCAGAACATAAAGAAAAGTATAGGTAACAACCCAAAAGCAAGCACATTGCTAACCTTGGCAAAGGGGCTGGGTGTTGACCCACGCGAGTTTTTCTACGACTTAGACGAAAAAGAAACGGAAGGAACGAACAATAACCTCGACAATACAAATTTTTCGGGCGGTGCTGACACTACAAAAGAAAGTTTAGAAAACATAGCAGATACAGGAACCCAAAACTTTATCGACACTACTATTAAACTGCCAAAAGATCAGCCGACAGTCCATACCACCACTTTCTGCCCTCACTGTGGAGCAAGGGTTAGGGTAGGGGTTGTGTTGATTCCCGAATAGCCAGTCACGCAAAAATCCTCGCCACACATCCCATTCTCTTCCCATATATCGGACCAGAGAAACAAGACGTGTCGCGAGGATTGTAAGAGGGACAGCATGAGGATTCTGACGGAATATAAACCTACAAAAGTACTAACGTATAAAAATATCAGAGTATGAAAAAGTTTTTCAGTTTTTTGCTCATGGCGACCATGCTGCTTGCTGTGGGCGCAAGTGTGACAAGTTGCAGTAGCGAAGGCGATGCGGACGACGTAAAAGACAACAGTAAAGAAGTTGCTGAGTTTCTCGAAGGTAAAGAATGGTACTTAGGCGACGGAGGACGCACCTATTCTTTTTATCGCAACCACATGGTTC